GGATGGATGTACAGGGAGCAGAGAAAGAAGTGTTCCTTGGTGCTAAGAACATGATTGGTAAGATTGATTATGTCTATACCGAGTATCATGAAGAGGAGATGTATGAAGGTGCTACTAACCTTCAGACTGTCACGGATCTTCTACCCGGATATGATATGGCACAGAACTGGCCATACCCTGATGTCATGGGTGGTGACGCATTGTTTAAACTGAGAGGTTGATATGAAGGTATTTGATGTATTCCTGTTTGGTTATGAGTTGGATCTTCTAGAGATTCGTATGAACATCCTTGATCCTTATGTGGACTACTTTGTATTCAGTGAAGGTTGTAAAACATTCTCTGGTGAAGATAAGGGTTTTGTATTCAAGAAGACTGACAAGAGGTTCAAGAAGTTTAAAGATAAGATTATCTACACCAAGATTGAAGAACCTACTCAGGAAGAACTTCAAGCCAAAGGTATTCAGTATAATGTGAAGAGAGAATCCTTCATGAGAGATACTTTCTACAAGGACAGTATCATGGAAGTTCTTAAAGAACATTGTGCTGATGATGATGTAATCGTCTGGTCTGATCTGGATGAGGTTCCTAATCCTGAGGTGCTTGAAAATCTGAGTGACTTCTACAAACCTGGCACAGTGTATAACTTTGCACAGGATAACTACCAGGCTGCACTCAACTGGTTTGAAACCACCGGTACAATTACATCACAGACACTTGACTTCTCTTATGAAGAAGAAGGTCCAAGATGGATTGGCACAAAGATGTGTGACTTTGCTACAATTAAGAAGTACACACTGACTCAAATGAGACAGGAACTTCCCAGAGAAAACAATCTCAGGATTCATCCTGGCGGTTGGCACTGGAGCACGGTCGGTAGTGACGAAGAGTGCACGATGTATGATCGGGTGATGAAGAAGATCAAGTCATCGGCTCACACTGAACTCAATAATGATAGACTGATTGGTGAGTTGGAACAACGACTTAAGGATGGTAGGTCACCACTGGGTCAAGACAATGCTGCTTATTGTATCACTCACTTTGATGAAGATAGGTTCCCTCAATATCTTCTAGATAACAAGGAGAAGTATTCCTATCTGATCAAATGATTGATGAAAGTGGTTGGACACAAAGAGATCCCATTAGTGATGAGGAGTGTATCTTGATCTGTTTAAGAAACGCTCCTTGTGGAACTGACAGAAAGCAAGTTACTAGATTAATTCAAGAGTATGAGAACAAATGATTGTTACTGAAATCTATCGTGGTTCTGGACTGGGTAATCAGATCTGGAATCTTGTCGTATCTAGAATCCTTGCTCATAGACATGGATACAAGTGGGGTGTGATGAAGACCACACCATTCAAGGCAAAGAACTTCATGCCTAACTTCTACTTTGGTGAAGAAGTTATTGGTGGATCTACACCTAGAGAAGGACAACAACCCGCAGTTTTACCACAAGGGATCAAACATTACATCAGAGAGAATGCAGTTCCTCTTCCTATCTGTGGTGGACATGATGCTCAGTTCTTTGATCCTGCACTCTGGTATAATCTCCCAGATAATTCAAAGATCGATGGTTTATTTCAGAACCTTCAGTATCTTGACGGACAAAAAGATAGTGTAAGAAAGTGGTTGAAGACTAATCTTGATGTCAGAGATTATTGTGATGATGATATCTGTGTCATTCACTTTAGAGGTGGTGAGTATCTTATCACTACAGCTTGGTTAGAACCAAAGTTTTATGAGAACGCAAGAGATAGAATGTTGGAATACAATCCAAACATGAAGTTTGTGGTTGTCACTGATGACCCTGCTAACGCAAACAAGTTTATCCCTTGGGCAAAAGTGGTTGGTGCAACCACACTCAAGGAACAGGAAGACATTGAACAGGGAACAGGATTCTTTAAGTATAAGGGTGGTAATATCGGGGTCGATTGGTCCATCCTATATAATGCAAGGAATGTAATCATGTCCGCCTCAACATTCTCCTTCTGGCCTGTATGGACTAGTGAAGAAGTAAAGAAAGTTATTGCACCAAAATACTGGTTCGATCATAAGACTTCTACCGGATGGTGGAGAGGTGATGATATTATTGTAAGGGAATGGGACTACATCGATACTCAAGGTAACATTATGTCAGGCCCTGAGTGTCAGAAGGAATATGACCTTTACAGACTGAACAATCCATATTATACTTTAGAGAGATAGAACGACAGGATGTATCAACTCATTGAGAAGTTCATCAGTGATGCTAAAGAGATGGATGACAATGTGTTTCCGTTCTTGGCCAATAAAGATTGGAGGCCTGGTAAGAATGTCTACTACTCTGGTCCATATTGGGATGATCTAGAGGCACAAGAACTTATCTACGGTGTCATGAAGGGTAAGTGGTTATCCTCTGGTGAGAAAGTTAATAAATTTGAGAAAGAATTTTCTAAGAGATTCTTGTTTGAACACTCGGTCATGGTGAACTCAGGTTCATCTGCTAATCTGGTGATGATTGCCGCACTCAAGAAATATTTTCAATGGCAAGACGGTGACGAGATCATCGTTTGTTCTTGTGGATTTGCAACCACCATTGCACCGGTGGTTCAGGCTAACTTGAAACCAGTATTTGTTGACATCAACTGGCACGACCTGAACTGGGATATGGAACAGGTATTCAAGAAGGTGACACCTAGGACTCGTGCAGTGTTCTCCTCACCTGTCCTGGGTAATGCATACGACATGGACAGACTGGTAAAGTTCTGTAAGGCAAAGAATATTCACCTTATCTCTGACAACTGTGACAGTCTGGGTAGTAAGTATAAGGGTGAGTATCTTACCAAACATGCTGTGGCTGCATCATGTTCTTTCTATCCTGCTCACCATATCTGCACTATCGAAGGTGGTATGGTGTCATCTAATGTCAAGGCAATCGTAGACTTGGCTCGGAGTTTTGCGTGGTGGGGTCGTGGTTGTTACTGTGTAGGACAACAGAACCTATTGACTAATGGTGTCTGTGGTCGTCGTTTTGACAAGTGGTTGGACGGATATGATGACATTGTGGATCATAAGTATGTGTTCGGTCAGATGGGATACAATCTCAAACCACTAGACATGCAGGGTGCAGTTGGTTCAGTTCAACTCCTGAAGTTTGATGAGATCCACAGACTGAGAAGAAAGAATAAGGAAAGTATTCAGAATATCATTGAGACAATCCCTGGTTGTAGAGTTGTTAGAGAAAGAGAAGACAGTGAGACTAGTTGGTTTGGTGTCCCGATTGTGTGTGAAGAGTCCAAAACCAAACATGCTTTGGTTGCACACTTAGAGAAGAACAAGATTCAAACTAGAAACTACTTTGCTGGTAACATTCTTCTACACCCTGGTTACTGTCATCTTGACGATGCCAAGAAGTATCCTGAAGCCAATAAGGTTCTTAACAATGTGTTCTTCCTGGGTTGTTCTCCTGTCATTACTGATGATATGATTGGATATATTGGAGAGGTAGTGGAGGAATTTAGAAATGCTTGATCTGAATAGGGTCACATGTTTTGCTATCGACAATACAAAAACTATTGACGATACTATCAGAGCCTTGTATACATGTATGGATGTTGCCAATTTCCATCAGGTAAAACTGGTAACATCATCAGAGTTTGTTGAGAAGTATTCTGATGAACTCAAAGAAGATGGTATCATCGTAGAAGAGAGTTGTGTCCCTGTCACGACAAGAGAAGAGTATGGTAAGTTTCTACTACAACAACAGTATAGACATATCGAATCAGAATTCTGTTTGTCAATTCAGAGTCACGCATTCATTATAAATCCTAGTGCATGGATGGATGAATACTACGAATACGATTATATTGGTGCCCCTTGGCCAATCCGAGATAGGGGTTACATCTCACCATACGGAGAACACATTAGAGTTGGTAATGGTGGGTTCTCACTTAAGTCAAAGAAACTTATGGAACTACCGAGTAAGGTAGATATCCCTTTCCCTATCACTGATGATAGTGGGTTCTATAAAACATTTGGCTTCTACGATACACATGAAGATGGTAATATCTGTGTTCATAATCGTCACATCTATGAAGAACATGGATGTAAAATCGCTCCCATTGAAATTGCAAAATATTTTTCATATGAGGCACCAGTTCCAGAAAACGATGGTATAATCCCATTCGGATATCATTATCATCTACCACCTGGTATATCCATCGAATAAATTTTATCAATTAAACTATGTCTTATACTGCTCCAACTTTTTCTGAACTTGACAATATGTTCCCTGAGGCAACGAAGAGAACTAATCCCACGACTACAGACTACACACTTCATCATGTAACATTCGCAGAGAAGATTTCTGAACTTGCAGGTGATGGTGACATCCTTGAGTTCGGTGTCTGTAGTGGTGGCACAATCCTCCCTATCGGACAAAAGAATCCTTCCCGTTTGGTTTATGGTTTCGATCACTTCAAGGGTCTGGAGGTCACTAAGCAACCAACTCCTGACTACGCAGGATGGACTGAAGGTGCATTTCGTATTGGTGATCCTCAGTATGTTTGGATCCCACAGACTGTTGAGGATGTAAAGAAGAAGTGTTCTGTCTCACCTAACATCAAGATCTTCGTGGAAGATGTTCACGATATGGTAAATAAGGAACCATCTGACTTTGGTATTGGTAAGGTTGGTGCTATTCATATTGACCTAGATATCTACGAACCTACAGTATCGGCATTCAAGTTTATTGATAAATGTGAGTGGGATGAATTGTATTTCCGATTTGATGATTGGCATGGTCATGAACCTGACTATGATCATCATGAGAGAAAGGCATTCCGTGAGTGGTTGGATAAGCATGGATATCGTTTTGAGATTCATGAAGATGGTTTGAACGGTGGAGCAAAAGTATGGAAAGAATGAACTTCAACTGGGAAGTCACGGAGCATGGTAATGATCCATTTGATTATTGGATTATTGATGACTTCTTGGACCTTCCTGTAGCAAAAGACATTAGCCAACAATTCCTTAACTATGAGGAAGATGAATGGGTTGGTTATGATGGTTGGATTGCCAAAAAGAAAATCTGTAACAAGTGGGATAGGTTTCCACCCCTGACATACAAAACTTTCTGGAATCTTCTGTCACTTGAATTTACAGAGAAGATTATGAAGTTGACAGGATGTTCTCCTCTTTATCCTGACATCGGACTTCATGGTGGTGGCTGGCATATGCATACTGAGGGTGGTAATCTATCTGTCCATCTTGATTATTCAACACATCCTAAGATGAATCTTCAGAGAAAGATCAATCTGATCATTTACTTGGAGGAGGGTTATGACTCATCCTGGGGTGGTGACCTTGAACTATGGTCTCACAATCCAGATACAAAGAAACCTGGTCATTGTGTCAGATCAGTAGAGGCTAAGTTCAATAGAGCAATCATCTTTGACACCACACAGAACTCGTGGCATGGTGTTCCAAGTAAACTTAAGTGTCCTCCTGGTAAGGCTAGGAAGAGTTTTGCTGTATACTATCTGACTGAGTTATCCAATACCGCTGTGGATAGGTTTAGAGCCCACTACGAACAGACTTGATATGAAAATGTCTATTGCCATCCCTGCCTACGAGTACAACGGTAGGGGTGTCCTTTATCTAAGTGATCTGTTTAGATCAATCAAGTCTCAGACTCTCAAGGATGTTGAGGTGATTGTATCTGATCATAGTAAGGATCATAAGATAGAACAATTCTGTGATGACAATATCTTTGATCTCGATATTTGTCATATCAGAACAGAGCAAGGTAGAGGTAATGCAGCTATCAATACCAATGTGGCAATGGACTTCTCTACAGGTGAGGTGGTCAAACTCATCTACATGGATGACTTCTTCTATACAGACAATGCATTAGAGTTGATCTATAATTCTTTGATGAACTCCGACAAGATGTGGTTGGTCTGTGGTACAAATCATACAAGAGATGATGGTCAGTCTTTTGACTCACCGATTATTCCTAGATGGAATGAGAGAATGTTGAAGGCTAGAGGTAACAATACCATGAGTGGTACTTCTGTTATCTCCTATCGAAATAAAGATATGGATGTTAGGTGGGATCCAAAGACATTTGGATTACTTGACATCGATTTTTATTATAGTATGAGAGAGAAATATGGTGGCTGTGTATATCTGGATCAGATCCTGGTATCTCAAAGAGTAAACAATGTAGATAATATTATCAATACCAGATCATCAGATGAAATCGAAAAAGAATTTGAATATTGTAGACAGAAACACGGTATCATACTATGAAATATTATCTATCAGTCGCATCAGTATTCAAGAATGAGAGTTGGAATCTAAAGGAATGGATTCTACATTATAAACACCACGGAGTAGATCATATCTACCTGGTAAATGATGGTAGCACTGATAATTTTGAGCCGATTCTTGAACCTTTTATACATGAAGGGTTTGTCACACTCTTTCACAATAGTATAAAAGAAAAGTATACCGGGAGACAAACGGATGTCAATAACAAATACTTCTTACCAATCTGTAACGAATCTCAATGGATTGCACAAATTGACCTCGATGAGTTCTTATATAGTCCTGTAAAAGTAAATCTTAAGGAAATCTTAAAAGACTATGAGAACTATGGGACCGTCGAAACGAATTGGGTATGGTTTAATTCTAACGACCATCTTTACCACCCTGCTGCTGGCTTGGTCCAGGGTTTTACTTCTCGTGCCCCATACAAAGATAGGGTATGGATGACTCACAGATCAAGGTGTGCTGGAGCAGGACAGGAGGAACCAGAATGGTTTAATCTCTGGGCACCAAAACAGATTGCAAACACCAAGTTCGGTGTTCAGAATTTCAACATCCATAAGATTTTTACAGGTGGTCCTAATATCAACTTGTCTTTTGTTGGTAGACCTGATGACCCCCTACTATTGAACGCACACTATCAGATCCAATCCCGTGAGTTCTGGGAGAAAGTCAAGATGACTCGGGGTGCTTTAAATAACTGGTATGCTGATCACGCTAGGGGTTGGCATACTTTCTACTCACTAGATGTAGGTGACATCACCGACACAACATTGGCTGAACAAAACAAGGAGATTGAATTATGACTATTGGTATGAACAACCTTGGACGGAACGGAAGGATTGGTAATCAGATGTTCCAATATGCATCACTGGTTGGTATTGCAAAGAAGAATGGATATGATTTTAAGATCCCTCCAGACACAGAACTAAGTAAATGTTTTGAGATGCTTCACTGTGGTGGTAGGTTTGGATATATTGATGGAGATGAAGTAGAGATCCATGATTGTCATGAGTTCTGTGAGGAACTGTTCACCGAATGTCCTAATCATGTTCACCTTAATGGGTATCTACAGACAGAAAAATACTTTAGTCATGCATGGAGACAGTTAAAGTGGGACTTTAGATTTAAGGATGAGATCATCGATGCTGTAGACTACGCATGGGGAACTATCCTGTCAAAAGAACCAGTGTCTATTTGTGTCAGAGAGTTCAATGATCACTTTGACTATCCTGGGTCTGACAGAAACCATCGTAACTTGCCATGGACATACTTTGAGAAAGCCATTAAAATGATGGGTGAGGATAGGCAGTACATCATCTGTTCAAACAACCTGAAGTTGTGTGAGCAACAGGAAGTATTCAAAGGAAAGAACTTCCACTTCAATGACATGAACACGAAGGTGGATAAGTCACACTTTGATTTCTGTCTCCTGTCCAAGTGTTCCGACCACATCATCTCCAACAGCACATTCAGTTGGTGGGGTGCATACCTCTCACCTAATCCTGACAAGAGAGTGATTGCACCTACCCCCTGGTATGGTCCTGGTCAAGCACATATTGACACAACAGATTTATTTCCTGAGTCATGGGAGGTTATTGAAGCATGAGTATCATGGATATTGCAATCCACGATGGATCACCTGGTTTAGCAAATAGAATTAAAAACTATGCTGGTATCTATAGAACATTCAGACAAGCTCTGACTGTCAATGAAGCTGATGCTTATATCTTTGATGACTTAAGACTTGCCACACAACAAGAACTTGATACCTTTCCTACCTTCGACCACTGGAGGTTCCCTATTATCCCTGGTGAGGATAGGAAGACTGGGGAGTATAAGTATATCGATCTCTTGTATGAAAATACACCAAAGTATTTCATCGATGTCTATAGAGAAGCATTTAGTCATCTACATGTTAACTCTGATATCGTAGACTATTGTGTTGGGTTTACTAGTGACTGGGATAAGGTAGTTGGTCTCCACATCAGATCATGGTATTGTGACAGGGTAAAGTATCACAGTAATGAACTGTTTGAGAGTGTTATAGATACCTTTGACAAAGATAGAAAGATCTTTCTTTGTGGTGACAACAGTGATGTATTAAATCACTTCAAGGATAAGTATGGTGACCGTATCATCACTCATCCACAGAAGAAATACAATCACCCACATATGGCTGAGTCAGGACACAACAAGTCCGTACAAGATACTGTAGATGCTTTCATCGACTTGTATCTTCTGTCTATGTGTGATACTATCGTGGGTACATATGCCTCAACTTTTGCTGAGGTGGCGTGGTGGTTAGGTGGTAACAATCCCAAGGTTATCATACCTGAACCCTACAACTTAGAGGAATCATTTAGGAATAGGATTTTTGAAAAACTATGAAAACATCCCTCGTAACGGGTGGTGCCGGGTTCATCGGTAGTCACCTGGTGGATAAACTCCTGGCCATGGGTCACAAGGTTATTGTCCTTGACAATGAGACTTCAGATGGTCATGACAAATACTATTGGAATGACTATGCCACTAACTACCCAGTGGATATCAGAACCTTCTGGCACATTGCTGACAAGTTTCGTGGTGTTGATTATGTCTTCCATCTTGCAGCCAAGGCAAGTGTCCAGGCGTCTATTGACAAACCCCTTGACACTATGGAAACACAGGTCATGGGAACAGCTAATGTTCTTGAGGCAGCAAGAGCTGCTAACGTAGAGAAGTTTATTTACTCCTCTACCTCTGCATGTTATGGAAATAATAATCCTATTCCTAACACAGAGATCATGCGTGAAGATCCTCTAAACGCATATGCCATTGGTAAATTGTGTGGAGAGCAATTGGTCAAAGCATATTATCATCTTTATGGTATGAAAACTGTGGCTTTCAGATACACCAATGTGTATGGTGAGAGAGCAAGACACGTAGGATCATACGCTCCTTGTGTAAGTAAGTTTATTAAGATGAAGAAAGAAGGTCAGCCATTGACTATTTTTGGTGATGGTGAACAGAGACGTGACTTTATCCATGTGTCTGATGTAGTCAACGCTAATGCAGTTGTAACTTTTGAGGAACTTGACAACTGGGGTGAGGTCTATAACATTGGGTATGGTGAGAACTGGAGTGTCAATGAGATTGCGAATGCTATCTCTGATGATCAGGTTCACCTGTCCGCCAAACCTGGTGAGATGAAAGAGACCCTGGCAGATATTCGTAAGGCCAAGGCGGAACTCACTTGGAAACCGAAAGTAAACATCCTTGATTGGATTAAGACACAAGTATGATCGACCTTAGTAATGCGACATTCATCATTCCGATCAGGATTGAATCGGATGATAGATTGAGGAATGTAATTACAACTACATCTTATCTCCTTGAAAACTTTGATACTAATATTATTATCAAGGAAGTGGATAAGACATCTAGATTTGTTAGTGACGCACTTCCGGTATTGAAGAACATTCTTTCAGTCCCAGTCAAAGTCAAACATATCTTTGAAGAAAGTAATGCTCCTCTGTTTCATAGACAGAGAGTATTGAATGAAATGATCCATGAGGCAGACACTGATATTGTTGTCAACTATGATTGTGATGCGATACTTCCTATTGATTCGATGAAGGAAGCATATGACATGATCATGGATGGTCGTTACGATGTTGTCTACCCCTATGGATGGGGTAACTATCAGTATCAAGTTAAACCATCTGATGATGTAGTCTCTGACTTTCTTGAGAACTATGACTATGCCATCCTCAAATCAAACTCCAAAATCTATGACGCACAGTCGGGGTGGGTGCAGTTCTTCAAACGATCCGTCTACATTGAAGGTGGTATGGAGAATGAAAACTTCAAGGCATATGCACCTGAGGATAAGGAAAGACTATACAGATATCAAAAGTTAGGATATAATGTCGGACGTATATCTAATTTCATCTATCATCTAGAACATGCTCGTGGTGAGAACTCTTGGTTCACCAATCCACATATGCAATCTAATAATGATCTATGGGAGGAGATACAGAGAATGACAAAAGAACAACTTATTGAATATTACTCTAATCAAAGTTACTTACAGAAATACCTATGAAACTTTTTCTAGACACAGCTGATAATGCTGAGGTAGCACGTCACTTCGGTACAGGTCTGATTGACGGTGTGACAACTAATCCTACTCTTATCATGAAGAGTGGTCGTAAACCACAGGATGTATATCGTGAACTGATGTTGATGGGTGTCAAAGATATCTCCATGGAGATTGTTGGAGAGGCACCCTACATCGTAGCTGAGGCACATAACCTGGTAGAAGAGTTTGGAGAAGTATGTACTATTAAAGTACCTTGTACTCGCGAAGGTTTACTTGCATGTCGTGAACTTTCAAAAGAGAATATCCGTGTCAACGTGACTCTTATCTTTAGTGCCGCACAAGCAATTCTTGCTGCCAAGTCTGGAGCTTACTATGTTTCGCCGTTCGTTGGAAGATTGGATGATCAAAGTGTCGCGGGTCTTGAAGTGGTACGTTCTATCGTGGAGCTGTATCGTATTCATGGCATTCGTACTAGAGTACTCTCTGCCTCAATAAGATCTGTACAAAGAGTCGTAAGATCATTCTATAATGGTGCTGACATTGTGACCATGCCTCCTTCTATCTTTGAGAAGATGTATGATCATGTTCTTACCCGTGAAGGTATCAAACAATTTGATACTGACTGGGCAACGTTTAACGAAGAGATTCCCGTAGTTCCCTCAGTTCCTGCCGTATGAAAGTTTTAAACCTAGGATCAAGTGGTCAGATCGGTGCATACCTTACCGATTATCTCCGTGAGAAGGGTCATGAAGTCACTGAGTATGATAAAAACCTCGGACCACAGTATAACCTTACAGCTATTCCAAGTACATGGTTAGAACATTGTATTAAGGAAGCAGACTTTGTATTCTTCCTTGCATTTGATGTTGGTGGTTCTAGATACCTCAAGAAGTATCAACACACATTCAAGTTTATTGATAACAATACACGAATGATGGCCAATGTGTTTGGTCTTCTGCAGAAACACAAGAAGAGATTTGTGTTTGCATCTTCTCAGATGAGTAACATGTCTCACTCTCCATATGGTGTGATGAAGAGGGTCGGTGAGATGTATACCTCTACACTTGGTGGTCTGACTGTCAAGTTCTGGAATGTATACGGTATCGAGAAAGACCACGAAAAGTCACATGTTATTACAGATTTTATTCGTAAAGGGTTTGAGTTTGGTGACTTTGATATGATGACGGATGGTACAGAAGAACGACAGTTCCTGTATGCTGAGGATTGTTGTGAAGCTCTTGAGACTATCATGGAGCACTACACAGACTTCAAATCTGAAGACCCATTACATATCACATCATTTAATTCCTCTAGTATCAAAGAAGTTGCCGCTATCATCATGGGTCAGTTCAACCTGATCGGTAGACCTATCAAGATTACACCTGGTCTTGCTAAGGATAGTGTTCAACTTGACAAAAGAAATGATGCCAATATGTTTATTAAAGACTGGTGGCTACCTACAACCAACCTTCAGGACGGTATCGGTAAAGTATTCAACGCAATGAAAGATGATTGGATTTAATTATCTCGGTAAGTTAGGACAACTGGGAAACCAGATGTTTCAATATGCTTCGACAAAAGGTATTGCCGCACATCATGGATACGATTTCTGTATCCCGGATCACAATGAGATATTTGATGATGGTATTGGTAACAAACTCCACATTGAATTGGATGTCCCCTTTACACTTGACTGTAAAAGAGGTATGATTAATTCAATGGACATCCGAGAGTGTGGTTTTGAATTTGACAAGGCTCTATTCGATAAATGTCCAGACAACTGTAACCTATTTGGATTCTTTCAGACAGAGAAATACTTCAAACATATCTCTGATGAGATCCGTAAGGACTTTACATTCAAGAAACCATTCGTGGATGAGTGTAAAGAGATTGTAGAAAGTGTATTCGACGATCCTATTGCTCTACACATACGTCGTGGTGATTTCCTCATCAACAGTGGTAATCACCACAATCTCCCCCTAGAATGGTACGAGAAGGCGTTAAGTAAGTTTGAGGTAAGGAGAGACGTAATCATCTTCACAGACGATCCTGAGTGGGCTACAGAACAGGAACTATTCAAACCAGATAGATTTATTATCTCTAGAGGAAATAGTTCCTACATTGATCTCTACCTGATGACACAGTGTAGTGACTTCATCATTGCCAACTCATCATTCTCATGGTGGGGTGCATGGTTGGCAAACACTGGTAAAGTCATTGCTCCTAAGATCTGGTTTGGACCTAACAACTCTCACTTAAACACCAAAGATTTATACCCCCGACACTGGGAGACTATTTGATGGACAGAAACAAAGCTGCTTATAAACTTCAAGGTCTTCCCAAGATCTATTGCATCAACCTTGATGATCAACCAGAACGTTGGGAGTATATGACTAACCAATTTAAGTATTGGGAGATTGATAACTATACCCGTGTGTCTGCTTACGATGGTCGTGAAGACGATCTAGGAGACATTCTGAAGGGTAGGTATCCTGATATGTGTCAGTCAGGAGAGATTGGTTGTGTGACATCACATCTTAAGGCTATCAAGGAGTTCTATGAGAGTGGTGAACCAGTCGCAATCATGATGGAGGATGATTGTGAGTTAGATCTTGTAAAATTTTGGGACTTTACATGGAGAGATTTCTATGGTAAGATTCCTTATGACTGGGATGTTTGTCAGATTTCTATTATCTGTACAGGTGATGTCCACGTCAAAATCCACAAGAGATTCGTCAATGAATTCTCTACGGCATGTTACTTAATTACGAGGCACCATGCAGAGAAGTTAATACGTCTTCACTGTAGGGGTAATAAGTACAAACTTGATAATGATGTAAGACCAAGACCAGTTGCTGATGATCTCATCTACAACTCTGGTAATACTTACGCCATTCCCCTTTTGTTATACAAGACGGAACTGGGTTCCAGTATACACCAGGACCATGTGGAGGTATTCCACAAGAGCAACTATCAAGCTCAGTTTCACTTCTGGTCACAGGCTGGAGCCCAGATGCCTATTGATGAACTGATGAATTTTGATCCCTACCTTGGTAGAGTATCAGAGCCGTCAGAGAATCAACAAAATACTCCTCCAAGTTCTTGAGGAGTATATATACTTAACCTTTTGTCAAAAAAGGTATACAGGGATACGTCGAATCCCTTTCCATCTGTGGGTAACCATTCCACAAGTAAAAAACGAGGTAAAAACTAATGTTCAAATCTGTATTCGCAGCTCTGTCTGCTTCCGCACTTTCCGCAGGCGCTGCCCTTGCAGGTCCCTACGTCAATGTCGAAACCAACGCTGGTTGGGTCGGTGATGACTACAGTGGTGCTGTAACCGATCTGCATGTCGGCTACGAGGGTGACCTGGGTGAGTCTGCTGCTTGGTATGTCCAAGGCGGTCCTGCTCTGGTATCTGTTGACGGTGAAGAGACCGAAACCGAAATCTCCGGTAAGGTTGGTGCTTCCGTTGCTATCACCGAAAGACTCGGTGCCTATGGCGAACTCTCCATGCTGACTGTTGACCAGGACTTCGATGACCTGAACGTAGGTGGTAAGCTGGGTGTTAAGTTCAGCTTCTGATTCACGGATTCCGTGTTATAATACAGGGAGCTTCGGCTCCCTTTTTTATTGTCTATTAAATTTCTATGGACTATGATTTACCTACACTCTGTGTAAGGAGTGTCACACCGTCTCAGACAGACGGTAAAGTATTTTTGGATATGCCCTCACTATGGGTCGATGAAGGACCTGTAGAGGTGTCTCAGAGCGTTGTTGATTTTGTAATGGTTGATCCCTATCAAGTTCCTATGTGTCCTCCCGGTTATCCCAACTCTCCTTATGAAGAAAACAACTAATATTCTTTTTCACCCATTCTCCCTTTTTATCCTGGGTAGTGCGGGTATTTTAGCTTTTATAGAACTCATGCATATCTCCTACCACCACAGGATAGAGCATGATGTTCATGGTTATGTCAGGGAATATTGCAGAAACAACCCTAATGTGTGCCAGTTTCAAGACTGACGGTGTTGACAAATGTAAAGAAATTATATATAATGTAACAATACTTCACAGGAGTTAGTAAAGTGACTGTTAGTTCTAATGATCAAGGGCAACAAAACATGTGGGCAAAAGAGCCCAGAATGTATATTGATCCCGTTGCTGCCCAACGTTATGGTTACGAAACACATAACGAAAAAGCTGAGAAACTGAATGGCCGTGTAGCCATGTTGGGTTTCGTCGCTGGACTCCTTTCTTACGTAACTTCTGGAAGTTTGTTCTTCTTTGGTTTGTTTGGGATCTGAAACAACTTGACAATCCTAGGTAAAAATATACAATATAGAGGTGTATTTTTCCAAGGGAGAGAGTTTGTATAAATGCCAAACCCAAACCAACTCTATGAAGACATGGAGAGACTGAATGCCCTGTATCAAGAACTCTGTTGGGGGCACGATGATGAATTAGTATTCACTCACGAAAATGGCAGAGTAGTAATTTACAACAACACTTTGGAGAAAAACAATGAACGAAAGAGCAGAACGCATTAACGGTTGGGCAGCCATGTTGGGTGTCATCGCAGCCATCGGTGCATACAGCACCACCGGACAGATCATCCCCGGAGTATTCTGATAATGGAAAACGCAAGTAACGCCGACATCTTTTTTAGAGCTAATGGCCGTGCAGCAATGATGGGCTTCATCAGCATCTGCTTGGTCTATGCATTTACCGGACAAATCATTCCCGGTGTAGTGTGATGGGATTTGTTGGAGCAGCACTACTCATGTTGATTCCCATCATTGCAGTAGTGAAGGGGACCGATAAATGACATACGATTGGACACTTTTTCAAACACTAGTGTTCATCATTACTCCATACTTCCTTATGTTGGCTCTTGCCAGTAGAGATGAAGATGATGGACCACCTGACGGTGGTATGATGACACCAGCATACGAAGGTGCAAGGGGCTAAATGGCCCCTTTTTTTCTAAATATTATTGCCTTGTATGGATACCATGTCAGAGGAAGTTAAGAAGGAAGAACCCAAAAAGAAGAAGGGTTTTTTTGGTAAGATCAAGGAGGCGACCGATGACAAGGAAGAACAACTGGCAATTCTATCTACTTTTGTCCGTCTTGGTATCCTTGTATGGAGCGGTGGAATCCTCACGTTGGCGTACATTAAACTACCACCTGCTTTTGGAATCCCAGAACAGAAATTCGACAATACTTTCATCGCCTCAGTCTTCACTGGAGTTCTAGCAACATTTGGTGTTCAAGCTGGTAAGAAAGCTGGAGCAAATGGTGGTGGTGTGACTAGAGCAGATATGGAATATCTAATCAAGAAAGCATCTGAGACCGCACCTGGTCAGACCATCAGAGTAGAACCAGGAACATTTACTATTGTTCCAACACAAAAGTCTGACGATTCATATAAGATGTGATAGATAGTGTAGTCAAGTAATTTTACCTATGAGATTTCTTTTTGCGATCCTGGCTACACTCTTCTTTGCCTTTCCTGCTTGGGCTGTAGATGTTAAGATGGGTTCAAACGGTAACCTAGTTTTTGATCCATCTGACATCACTATTGAAGCAGGTGAGACACTTCACTTTGTGAACGGTATGCTTCCACCTCACAATATTATTGTTGAGGGAAGAGCTGATCTGTCAAGAGAATCCCTTATGTTCAATCCTGGTGAGGTTCAAGATATCAAATTTTCAGACGCAGGAGATTATGATTTCTTCTGTGGTCCTCATCAAGGTGCAGGAATGATTGGACGAATTCACGTCAAGTGATATATGGGAATTGATAATACACAATTTGTTCCTGTGGTAAATGCAATGGTAGGTATATGCTTCTTCATGGCTCTGGGGTATATCTACTACATACTAAAGATGGCTCATGAGGAGATGATAGATGAAACCACCGAGCAGGAAGTCATGTTACAACTTTCGTTGTTTGAAGATTAATCGTGTTGTTGACGGGGATACTATTGATGTCACCATTGATCTTGGGTTTGATCTATACAAGAAAGAAAGAGTTAGAGTTGCAGGAGTTGATACGCCGGAGAAGAGAACACGAAATTTAGAGGAGAAGGCTCTTGGAATCGACGCAACAAACTGGCTCAAGGAGAAACTGGAGAGTGCTGTGGCTGGTGACGATGATCTCATTATTAGGACTGAACTTGACGGTGGCGTTGGGAAATATGGCCGTCTTCTGGGCTGGTTATACGTTGGGGACTCAGACGTGTCCCTCAATGAACAAATGATCACGGAGGGATATGCACACAGTTACGACGGCGGAACAAAAAACATGGACCTCGAAGCCCTCAGAGAAATTAGAAGGATTCACGGAACGCTCGTGTAGAAGTGCTGTGTGTGGTGGGGATGTTTTTATTCCTAACTCTGAATACGATGGAGCATCATTAGACTTTTCATGTGATGTAAATCATACATAGTCTAGCTGATATAGTCTCATGCAAAAGATTATCAATGGTGTTGCCTTGTTCTCGGGTGTTGTATCCCTTGGCTTGGTTGTAGGTGGTGCCACCTTGTATTTTCAGAAAGATAATATTGTCAATAATATCAAGGTTCAACTGATCAACGGTGTATCAGAGTCGGTAAAGGGTATGCTTCCTGGTATGGTCGATGGTGCAATGCCTGAACTTCCTGGTAAAACAGGTGGAGCGATTCCTTCTGGTCTTCCATTCTGATGAACCAT